ATCTGGATTAAAAATCCAATTATGAGCAGTTCGGGAGGTTACTGCAAATACATCATCAAAAGCATCGAAAGGTTCTTGCATTCTCAGATTCCATCCGGGTTCTTTGATAATCATATCATCTTGAACAATGATAATTTTATCACCTTCTGCTAATTTAAATCCAATGTTATTTGCTTTAGTTTCAAATACATCTGGAGCATGGACTAACTTATAGTTAAGAGTTTTTGATTTTATAGTTTCAAGTATAACTGGTTCAGTGCTATCAGTACACCCATCAATAACAAATATTAGTTCATAATCACCTTCAGTATTTTCAATTATTCCATTAACAACATGATCTATTAACCACTCTTTGTTGTGTGCAGTAAGAATAATACTATGCATCTTTAATACTTAACAAAAATGAATCTATTTCCCTACCCAAATTAAATCCAAATTTTTCATTTCTCTCATACCAATAATCATAATCACATTCAATATAATTTCTGTATTCAGGACCTCCTACAGTAAGACCCTCTCTTATTGCAATATTCGTAAGGATACTTTGATCGTATCTATGTTCTTTAAATCCATTTAGTTCTTCACCCAATACACTCTTATCACCAGAAATAATTTTATAATCCAAACAATATTCCAAATACTGATTTAAAATATCAATAGATTTTTTGCAATTTTTCCATACAGAAAATCCTGCTTCAAGTTGTTTAGAATTCCAATAATCTTCTTCATCACATTCCATCAAAATAAAGGTGTCTCTTTTTGTATACTCACCATGTAGGGTGTTCCCCAACAAAAGCATACAAAATTCATCATCATTTAAGTTGTTTTCAACATAATCAAAGATACCAGGTGAAAACATATCTTTCCTATCACAATAAATGATAAAGTCACCTTCTTCAGTATGCTTCATTGCATCCAGAATAATGTATGGTTTCCAAGCCCAGAAACCACCTCCAACTTCATTATCCAACAAGTCTTTATTTTTGAGATAAAAATCAGTTTCCTCTAACCACTCTCTGCCATAAGAATGTGAGGGAATAGATTTGTGAACTCTATGAACAAATTGTTGCTGATCTACACTAATAGATCCAAATCTTTCATCAGCGTATGTAACTAAATTCCAATTCATTTTGTATTATACCAATTTAATGTGTTGATTCCAATCAAAAGCAAATCTAACTCTGCTATTGTCTATATGCAAATATGTTTTACTTTGCCTTCTATTGAATTTGATTGATAATGATCCATTTGAAGATATTATATCTATTATCTTCATAATAGACAAACTTTGTCCTCCAACAAGATATGTTTGATGTGGAAATATTGGATTCTTTTCAATCACTTTAATGAGCAAATCAATAAGGTCGTCAATATGAATAATATCAATTCTAGTATTTAAATCTGCATATAATTCTATAATTTCATCAGTATTTAAATTTTTAATTAATTTGTCAACTAGACCATTTACTCTATCATTTTTAAGATTTTTTCCTCCCCAGACATTAGAAACTCTTAATATAACAGTATTACAATCTGTCATGTTGAGTATATTTTCAACTTGCAATTTACAATCACCATATAAAGTTCTTGGTGACGGCAAAAAAGTCTCATCAACTGTTCTTTCATATCCAAGATGGAGATCACCAGCAGAAGATAAGAATATTATTTTTCCATTTGGATTTTTTTTAGAGTAAAAATCAAAAAGTTTTTTACTATTACTAACATCATTTTTAACAGATTTTTCAATTTCATCATAACTTGTTCTAGTTGTTGTAGACCAAGCAAAATGAACTAAACATGAGTTTTCATGACTTTCAAATACATCTAAAACTTCATCTCTGTAAGATATTGTTTTAACAGTATAGGGACATTTTTTTACAAATTCCGATCCAATAAAACCATTAGATCCTGTAACATAAATTACAGTTTCTTTATCTGTGTTTTTCATTTTAGTTTATCCTTCACATATTCTTGATTTTCATAATACTCAATAACCTCATCTTTGGAAAGATTTTTTAAATATTCCCAAAGTTGATTATTTTTCTCCATGAATGGATTATTAAACCAAGAGTTTTGCGTTCTCTTATGCTCTAAGTGGTATGCATGATTATCAACTCTACCGATAGTATATCCCAAAATATTCCATCTGTGATGACGTTCAACATCCTCAGGAGCATACGCAATAAAGTTTTCGTTTTCTAAGTATCCTTCTTTGTAAATTTCAGTCTTGAAGAATTGCACCATTCCATACTCTGCCCAACCAAGACCATTTGAATGTTGAGCATATCCATAAGATTTATCAAGAACTTCTGGACTAAATTCCAAGATGAATTCTTTGACAAGATGGTGCTTTAGAAGATTTTTCAAATCATTTTCGTCTTCAACTACTGTATCTAAAAGAACTTTACGCTCCCCACCCTCACCAAATCGATAAGGATATACAACATCATATTTTCCAGAATCCAACATTTCCTTTGCTTTCACATAGGAACTGATTGGAAGAATAATATCAGAATCGTAGTTAACTACAATATCAGTTGTAGTCTGAAGAATCATCTCATTTAAGAGTCTAGTGCGATGGAAATGCTCATCATAATTTTCTTCAAAGATATAAGTTAGATTTTTAGTATCTACAATAGATTCGATTAGAGGAAGTGCCCATTCATTGAATTTGGACATTTCATCTGATTCTTTGATTATTACCTTACAATCAAACTTACTCAATAAGAAAGATGTAGATAGAATGATGTTCCTAAGACGGTCATCAGTATCAATCCTTAGTGGTATTATAAAAGTTACGTTACTTAAATCTATCATAGTTTTATCCAAGAATAGGGAATAAGGTCACAAGTATCATTTTGTTCACTCAAGGGAGGACCAAACCACCTCCGTGGAGCAACAATTTTCTTAGCGTCAGATAGCCACGCACCCCACCAAGAAAAAGAAGAATTTGCAATGATATGATGATCGCAAAAGGTCATTAGGCACATATCAAATAAATTACTGTTACCTTGAGAAACATAAAATCTATCAGATTCAAATAATTCTTGATTCAATGCCCATTCTGGGTCATCACTAAAAATAATAACAGGTAAATCAGGACTCATCGACGATAATGCTTCTTGATAATATTCAAGAGAACAGCATCCATGCCAAGGTTGATTTACATAATCTCCACGTCTGATATGGAGTGAGATTACACTATCACTTTCAATGGATTCAAAATATTCTTTAGCAGGAGTTCTAATATTATCCTTAAAGGTAAAATCTTTTTTTACATCATCTTTAATCGAGACAAAGTATTTTTCTGTTTGAAAATATCCAAATATGTCTACGTTATCTGGACAGTTCTCATATACAACTGAATCAAAATGAAAATGCTGTTCACTTAGTCTTTGTTGAACGTTATTATATCTTACATTCTCTTTAGGTAAACTATAAAGTTCAAACCCATCAAGCAACTGATGATCATGCCAAGGGTCTCTAAAGTCACTTGGAGGAATAGTAAAGTCGTAATTATTTTTATATGCCAGTGATTTTAGTGTGGCATACTGAAACATCTGATTTCCAAGTCTACCATGATGCCCCAACATATTAAAACTAATAGTCACTTTACCACCTCCTTATACCACTCATAGGTAGATTTAATACCATCATTGAGACTAATCTCTGGTTGCCATCCAAGTGATTTGATTTTATCTACATTTAGAACTTTTCTGGGAGTTCCGTTTGGTTTTGATGTGTCCCATTCAGTAAAACCAGGAAATCCAACAACGTTGGAAATAGTTTGTGCAAGTTCTTTGATTGTTACATCTTCTCCGGTTCCAACATTAATATGTCCTGCTTCATCATATTTTTGCATACAAACATAACATGCTTCAGCAAGGTCATCAACATGGAGAAACTCTCTTCGGGCAGAACCATCTCCCCAATGAGTTACATCTGGCCACCAAGGTCCTCCCATATCAATAGTATATCCCTCAGTTTTTGCATAATGATATTTTGCAATCATTGCAGGAAGAACATGTGAAGTCTCCAAATCAAAGTTATCATTAGGACCATAAAGATTCGTAGGCATCAATGAAATAGCATTAAATCCGTGCTGTTGGCGATATGCCTGACACATCATAATACCAGCAATTTTAGCAATCGCATAGGCATCATTGGTTGGTTCTAGAGCACCAGTCATTAACTGGTCTTCTGTGATGGGTTGAGTTGCAAATTTAGGATAGATACAAGATGAACCAAGAAACAGAAGTTTTTCTACACCCCAACGATAAGAAGAATCGATAATATTAGTCTGAATGCGGAGATTTTCAGTCAGGAAATCTGCCTTGTAGTTATTGTTTGCCATAATACCACCAACTTTGGCGGCTGCAACAAAAACATATTCGGGTTTTGTTAATTGAAAAAATCTATCAGTTGCTTCCTGGTCGGTAAAATCAACAGTATCACGAGTGCCTTTGATGATGTTTGTATAACCTTTTTCTTCAAGGTTCCTCACGATTGCTGAACCAACCATTCCGTTAGCACCAGCAACCAATACTTTAGAATTATTATCCATTAATACACATGTCCTCAACTAATTGTTTGAAAGAAGTTCTAGGTTCCCAACCTAGTTTTTCTTTGGCCCTAGTGGCATCACCTAATAAGGTCTCTACTTCAGCAGGTCGGAAATATTTAGGATTGACTACGATAACCTTATTTCCAGTCTGAACATCATATCCAACTTCATCGAGACCTTCTCCTTCCCAAGCAATCTTCATTCCAAAATAGGGTGCTGCCTCTTCTACAAATTCACGCACCGAGTACTGAACACCAGTAGCAACAACATAATCATCGGGTTCATCTTGTTGGAGCATTAACCACATTGCTTCAACAAAGTCTTTAGCATGACCCCAATCACGCTTTGCATTTAGATTACCTAGTTCAAGAACCTCCTGTTCACCTTTAGAGATTTTAGAAAGAGCACGAGTAATCTTACGGGTTACGAATGTCTCACCACGTCGTGGAGATTCGTGATTGAACAGAATACCTGTGCAAGCATACATCCCATATGCTTCCCGATAGTTTTTGGTAATCCAATACCCATATAGTTTTGCTACACCATAAGGAGAACGGGGATAAAAAGGAGTAGTTTCACGTTGAGGAACTTCTTGAACAAGACCGTAAAGTTCGCTAGTAGATGCCTGGTAAATCCTAACACGTTCTTCCATACCCAAAAGACGCACTGCTTCAAGGATACGAAGAGTTCCCACAGCATCGACATCAGCAGTATATTCAGGCATCTCAAAGGATACTTTGACGTGACTTTGAGCACCAAGATTATAAATTTCATCAGGTTGAACTTTTTGAATAACTCTGACTATATTAGTAGAATCCGTTAAGTCTCCGTAATGTAACTTAATATTTTGATACAAATGATCGATTCTTTGCGTATTGATTTGAGATGCTCTACGAATAATACCATGAACTTCATATCCCTTCTCTAAAAGAAGTTCTGCAAGATATGATCCATCTTGTCCCGTAATACCTGTGATTAAAGCAGTTTTCATAAACACACTATTTTTATAATATTATACAAAAAAAGAGGAGTTTGCGCAACTCCCCCAGGTCATCCATGCACGCCACCAATTTTTTAAAGGAAAAATTGGAAACCTAAGAGGGTCATTGACTCCACCACTTAGTTTTATGAAACTAAGAAAAGATGAATAAGTTTCGGTATTTCAATTGCAGCATAAAAACCACAAAGAACTAGTATATCCCAAAACTTATATTTTAAAGCAAATGGAACAACAAATGCGTTCCCTATACATTTAACTAATAAACCAGATTTTGGATCTCCCCATAACAAGAAAAAATATCCCGATAAAAGAAGAATATTGCCAATATACCTGAGAACATCAGATCTTGACATAAGGGGGTTGCTCCCGACCAGTACTTTTAAAGTCTCTCCGTGACTATTTACTCATTAACATCTTCGTCTTCATCATCTGTAACATAACAAGGTACTCTATCTGGGTCTAGCCATTTTGCATATTCGATGTCTTCCATAGCAGTAGTACATTGTAGACCATTATCAAACAGATAAATGTCATTCCAGCGTTTAGTGTACTCATTTTGTTTTTGTAAACGGTAATCAGGTTTACCGTTTATTTCAAGGATACCGACTTGAACAAATCGATATCCTTCACGTTCTAGGAGGACTTTAGGAAGTCGTGTTGTCATGCCACTTCTACAGATTCTAGATCAGCAAGGACGTATTCCATAAGCATCTCATAGTCATCAAGAGGATCGCCAGAGAAAACTACACCTTCGTTTTCATAGAAACGACGAACCTTTTTATAAAGTTTGGGATTCTTCACATCAAGGTAGAAATCGCCATTTGCTGCACCACGAAGGGTTTGAACGTCTTTCTTGAATTTTACTGTAAGAGTCATTGTCTTGATTGATTACCTTAATATTATAGGGAAGAGAGGTTCGAAAGTCAAGCGTCCAGTTTAGAAGGTGTCTACCTTAGTTTTGGACCTAGCATCCAAGCAACAAGACTTACCCTTGTTCCTTTAGTAACCGGAGTAACTCTGTGTGGTGATCTAGAGTCAAAGATTATCATTGTTCCCTTTGTCTTTTCTACGGTTATAGTATTTCCATGATAATCAATGATTTCCAAGTCACCACCTTTAAATTCAGTAGGATCAGTAATCAACAGAGTAGCACTTAACTTTCTTGTATGTCTAGCGTCAAGTTCAGCACCATAATCACAATGCCACTCATACTTATCTCCCTTATCATATTTTGTAATTTGAATACCTTTCAGATAAGTTAAATCATACTCCCAAAAATCTTTATTTGCCTTATTGAAATAATGTGAAAATATAGAAGTAACCCAGTGATCTTCATACCACCAAGAGGTCTTTGAATTTCTCACCTCTGGATGAATTGCAGTAGATCCCTCAGGCCCAACGGATGATTCGTAGAATTGTTCAAATTTAACATTTTCCACTTCGGCAACTATCAAGTCAATAAGTTCATCAGGTATTGCTAGAGAATAATATCCAGATGAGTATGCAAATTTATGTTGTTCCATATTTTATCAAATTTTAGTAATTTTTTTCAAATAAACACGAAGAAGTTTATGTTCCTTCCTCATGCTCAGTATGTATACGAACTATTTCTTCATCAAAAGCAGAATCACTGAAAACTGGAACTACCTCATCATAAGGAACAATAACAGCATCACCATACTCACTTGTAATGATAAATGTTTCTCCTTTTTCAACTCGCTCCAGGAGAATGTCAAAATTTTCCTGGAATTCTTCTACAGTAAATTTCTCAGTTGTTTCGTCCATTTTCATAAAGTAAGTTTTATAAGTCGGGGTGACAGGATTCGAACCTGCGACCTATTGCTCCCAAAGCAACCGCGCTACCAAGCTGCGCTACACCCCGCTATTTGTTTCTGTGAATAAACATTATACCAGCAAATGGTACAATTGTCAAACCACATCCACATAAGAAGAGAAATAAAGGACTTGCTGCTAGTTTTTCAACTATATGAAAGATCATCTTCCCCTCCAGTTCTTATATTCATAATAAAAGTATTGATCTACTTCGTCAAGTCCTTGTAGAGGAGCATTGACATCCCACTGTGACCACTCAAAACAGAACTGTTTAATATGTATGTCATTAGAAGCAGTCCTTACTCCATACATTCTAGAAAATGCAGACATTGCAAAATGATACCTTTGCCTAATGTGCGGTTCCATTTCCCTTATATTCTTTGGAGTCATAGTATCCTCCTCTTGTTCCGAAATAGAGTGTTGTTAAAACAAACGGAATAGAAATGAAAATAAGTGCCTTACCTAACATGATGACCACCAAACATATAACGCATACCGTTCAAGATTTTTGCTCCGAATGATCCGAGATTGCGTGAGTTAAATCTTTCAAATAGTGCTGCAGTAATAACAGGAGCGGGAACCCCCAGGTCCACAGCGGCAGAAACAGTCCAACGACCCTCACCGCTATCGGATACGCCTCCAGAGAACTGTTTAAGGCTACCATCCCTGCGTAGCACATCAGCAGTAAGGTCAAGTAACCAAGACCCAACCACGCTACCGCGACGCCATAACTCAGCAACTTCAGCAACATCAATATCATAACAGTAACTTTCTGGGTCTGCCATCGGGGCAACTTCAGCGTCTCCTTCTCTAACATACTGAGAACCTGCATTAGCATTCTTTAAAATATTGAAACCTTCGGCATATGCTTGCATAATGCCATACTCAATACCGTTATGAACCATCTTTACAAAGTGTCCTGCACCTGGTCCACCACAATGCAACCAACCGAACTCAGCAGAAGTTACATCCGAGTCAAATTGAGTCCTGGGGGCAGCGTTGATTCCTGGGGCAAGGGCATCAAAAATGCGCGAACAAGCGGAGACCGCAGTATTTCCGCCACCAACCATAAGACAGTATCCACGATCCAAACCATAAACACCACCGCTAGTACCACAATCAATATATTGGATACCAAGTTTTGCCAGACGTTCTGCTCTTTTCCTACTGTCTTTAAAATTGCTATTGCCATGATCAATAATAATATCTCCTTCACTACAATATCGTAGTAACTCATTGATTGTCTCCTCTACAGTTTCGGCAGGGACAACCATTTGAAAGATTCCTGGTTGTTGTCCACCTTTATGATTTTGTTTAACTACTTTAACAAGGCTTTCAATATTAGTTGCAATTCCATTAACAAATCCCTTCTCAAAGGTTTCGTTTGCTTTTTCATAATTCCTCCGATATCCCCAGACTTCTATGCCCGCTTTCATCATACGGCGAGACATACCTTCGCCCATTCTTCCAAGACCAATTAATCCTACTTTCATAAAACTCCTTAGTAAGCGTGTGTGAGTCCCCAGGCAATCCAAATTGCCATGATGGAACCATAAATGATAGTTAAAGATAAAAGTGTTTTAATCATCTTCTTCGTCATCCTCATAAGTAGATGGTTCTTCAAAGAGTTCTTCCATTTTTTGTTGGAGAACTCTTTTCTGCAATTGCCCTAAGTCTTCTTCTGTAATTGTTACCATTAGTTTAAAGTAATTTTAAGAAATGGAAGTAAAGGTGGAATAACACCAACTAATCTCAAAAGTCCCTCAGCAAATAAAGAAAGAACCACCCAACCGACGCACATACTAATGATAGAAGCATTACGGTTGTGTCGTCGTATTGCTGCATCAATCATCTCCTGAACTTCAGAACGTGTGATAAATTCATCATGAGGTTCCATCACTTCTCATCTCCAAGAAACTTTGCCAGAGGATCTCTTCTTGTTTTCACTATTTCAACTGCTCTTCGGTAGAACATGTTATCTGTATTACCAGAAGATTCAAAAGTTTCCTTGATCTTCACCCAATTATCATAGGTGTGTTGATCCATAAGGTTTGTCCTCGTGACACTACTATATAATAATCACAGTCACTTCGAAGTCAACTTTTTGTGTTCATATCGTAACACTGTTGAATTAATTGTTAAATTTGTAACTATTCTTAAAACGGAGAGTGGGCGAGTCGAACGCCCAAGGGCTTTAACACCTCAACGCTTTTCAAGAGCGGTTCCGTCACCAATCGGATTGACTCTCCTTATAGTCTATCTTTATAAGACTCGTATTTTGGTCCTAAAGATAATGAGTTTTTTGCTTCAATATCAGAAGTTGGGATAAAGTATATATCACCTATTTCAGTAACTGCAAGCAAATAATCAGATGCTTTATTATCAAACTTATGTATATTATTTTCAGTTCGATTTGCTCTGACTGATTTTAGTTGAACACAATAATTGGAATTTTGTTTGAATCTGGTTGTTTTAACTTGAACTTTTTTTAGTTCATTTTCAACTTCACAAACTAAATCATAACTCTGATTATCAACAAGAGGAACAGAAACATTATAACCTTTTTTAGTTAGATATGCAATAGCATAAGATAAACCTAAAGATCCTTGTGTTACTGGAGGTAGATTTTCAAACATACCAGTTTAGTATACTGGTTTATTTATAGTTAACGAACTTCGAAGTCTAACCTACGAACTTTGCGTTGTCTTCTTGCTTCTTGCCAGGCAATATCCTGAGAAGTCAGAACATTCTTTTGTTCTTTCTGCGTAGAGTTTATCATAACAACTCTAGTTAAGTCAACAGCAGAAACTCCATCACCCTTTACGGTCATCATATTAGGACAACCGCAGACTTGGGTTTTATTTGTCCCCGTTATCTCTTTGTTGCAATC